AAATGGAGCTATAACACCGATACAGACAGGAGTAATGCAATCCTCCATGACTCCTGTCTCCCCTATGACAGATAACGTCAACATATTTCAACCACAGATGTCACAGATGACACCTATGCCGATGTTGCCACCTGCACAACCTGTTCGAATGATGCAATTTGGTGGAGGTGTTGATGATTTTAGTGATTTTGGTGGTTTTGATAATCCTTCTGATCCTTTTGGTGGTAGTGGTGATACATCAATAGATGATGTAGGTTCGGAAGAAGATCCTGGTGGCAGTGACGATAATCAACAATCATTTGTTGATGATGATCCAGTGGCAGATTTTGATTTTAATGTTGTGACAACTCCAACTGTGACAGAGCAGGAACGACAACAAAACATAGAAGACTCTCAAACTTTCATGGATACACCCATATCTGCGCCAGTTGTTGACACACGACCCCGAACAAATATTCGGAATGTAGGAGCTGGGTCTAATTTAAGATTTGATCCACAGTTTACAGCAAACCTGTTACAGCAAAGAGGTTTAGATCCTGAAGGATTCATGTCACCAGCAGACTTTCGTCAAACCACACAAGGTGGTGGTACAGGTGTTGCACCGACATTATCGAGTGCATTGCCATCATTTGGCACAGGCACAGGTCCTTTGGTAAGAGAGCAGCTTGACAGATTAAGACCAGATGCTGGAGTTGCTCCAGTGACACAGACTGCTCAAGGATCAAGAGTTACTCCTACACAATTAGACTTTGGTTTAGGTTTAGCATTAGACGATCCATTTGGTTTAGGTTTCAACACAGCAGGCTTGATTGAAAGCAGAAGAGATGTTCAGAGAATGAGAGGTCCTCAAGAATTTGTTCAGGAGGCTAGATTGCCAACTGCACGAACAATTGTACCAGGTGCAGGAGGAACTTTACCAGATGCAGATCCTTTAGCTGGTGATGTCATAAAAGCAATTAGATCAGGTGCAGCAGGATTACCATTTTCAAGAAATCCAGGTGCATTAAAGCAGGGACAAGAAGATTTAACAACTGAAGTTGTAAAGAGCTTACCAGCTTCAGGTCCTATTACACCAGATAATCTAGCTCCTGCAATATTTCCATCATTAGATGCTGGTATTGGTGCAATAGACAGGCAATTAGAATTATATTCAAGAAACAATATCAACACACCCGAAGCATTGGCAAACACATATTTAGGCAGTGGAAATAAAGAAAACAGTCCTGAAAACAGAGCTGGTTACATAGATGCCATTAAGAGTGTTGCAGGTGAAAGTTTTAATCTAGGCAATCCACAAACAAGAGATGCTATTAAGAACGCTATTGTCAATCAGGAGTTTGGTCAACAAGGTGCAAATGTCATGGCTGATATGAGACGTGGCACTGATGCTTCTGTTTTAGATGGATTAAATTTAGATCAATTAGCACTTAATCAACCATTAAGATCAGACGTTAATCAATTAGGCACGTTAGATCCGATAGGACAGACAACACAAAGAAAAACATTTGTACAAAGTCAACCAGAAGGTGCTTTAAAAGGCACTGGTTTTGACTTTGTTCCAGACGCTTTTCAAATATCAAATTTCTTATCACAACGTGGCACTGCACCCACATTAACAACTGGAATAACTGGAACAGCACCAGTTGGAACGCAGACAGCAGGATCAAGAGGTGATATTGTAAGACCTAATGTGCCTATCTCCAGAGGTATGCAGGATTTAACAAGAGAAGATGAGCAACTAATTGCACCACAAATATTCGGAACTGGCAGAATAGGTGGTGTCACAGAAGAAACATTTAGATCACTGCCAGAAGATGTTCAACAAAGAATAGTAAGTAATCTTGGAGATGTTGGAACTCCAATAACTAACATTGATCCAGAGCCAAATAGAGGTAATGTTGTAGGTCAAGGAGTTCCTGTTGATACTGTATTTGATATTGACACAACTTTTGATCCGATAACATTGGATGATAGATTAACAACAATATCTCCACAAAGACAGGCTAGCATACAACAAGGTCAAAATATAGATATTGAAGACGATCAGCAAACATTCAGACAAACTGTTCCTGATGCAGCTAGAATATTTGGTGGCAGAACAATAGACACTACACCGACTACAACAACTAATTTGGCTAGAGGTCCACAAGAATCAATCGTAGGTGATGATGAGGCTTTTGCTGAATTAAATATTGGTGACATTCAAGGTGATGTAACTCAAGAGGCAGTAGCAGATATTCTATCTAGACCAGATCGTTTTAAAGAAACATTTAAGATAGGTGATGCAGTATTTCCAAATCTAATTGCAACATTAGCAAACAAAGCTGGATCATTTTTTGATAGACGTTTGTTTGATGCCATTGTAAGTAAGGGATTAAATGCAGTTGTTGATCCAGACACTGGTAGAATCATTGGTGCAAAAAATGATTTAGGTCAGTTGATAGAGGGTAGTGATTTAGATCAGTTCCAGTCAGATGATGGCGGCGATGGCGGCGATGATCCAGTAACAAAATTTTTAAAGAAAGCTACTGATGATAAAAAAGATAAAGATGAAGATAAAGATGAAGATAAAGAGCCAAACGTATTTGGATCTTCTGTAGCACCAACTAGAACTCAAAGACCAGTAGTTGTTGAGTCTCCATTTAGACAATCGACTGCAAGCTTTACACCAGTAGGTTTTGAAGGTGGTAGTTTAAATGATTTGATAGCCAGAATTACAGGAGTGCCATCACCAAGAAGAATGCAAGATGGTGGAGTAATTAATGCTGTGGATAATTTTTTAACTAAGGTAGCATGACCAATTTACAATATGCTGAGTTTTTAAGTGATGAGGAGTTACAAAAAGTAGCTCCACTTCTTAAAAGACTGAAGAAACTTGAGGACAGATCTGAGTCTCAAGATGATTTTTTACGTTTCGTCAACAAGATATGGTCTGGTTTTATTGAGGGTAAACATCACAAGATCTATGGTGAGAAGTTACAAGCAGTTGCAGATGGCAAGATTAAACGTCTGATTGTCAATATGCCACCAAGACATACTAAATCTGAGTTTGCAAGCTACTTATTTCCTGCATGGCTTATGGGTAAACGACCAGATTTAAAGATAATACAAGCAACACACACGGCAGAGCTTGCAGTAGGTTTTGGTCGTAAAGTTAAAAACCTTATTGATAGTGAGGATTTCAGGGACATATTTCCAGATATAAGATTAGCAACAGATGCCAAAGCTGCAGGACGTTGGTCTACCAATAGTGGTGGTGAGTATTATGCTGTTGGTGTTGGAGGTGCATTGGCTGGAAGAGGTGCTGATTTATGTATCATTGATGACCCTGTATCAGAACAAGATGCCTTGAGTCCAACTGCTTTAGACAGTATTTACGAGTGGTACACATCTGGACCTAGACAAAGATTACAGCCAGGTGGATCTATAATCATTGTGATGACACGTTGGGGTATTAAAGATTTGACTGCAAGGGTGTTGCAAAAGCAATCAGAAGGTGGTGCTGACAGGTGGGATGTCGTGGAGTTTCCTGCCATATTCCCTGATACTGGTAACGTATTATGGGAAGAATATTGGTCAAAAGAAGAATTAGAGGCTGTTAAAGCATCTATACCTGTGTCAAAATGGAACTCACAATATATGCAAAACCCTACTGCTGAAGAGGGTGCAATTATAAAAAGGGAGTGGTGGAATGTTTGGGATCGTTCTGAGCCGCCTGTGTGTTCCTACATCATACAGTCATATGACACAGCTTTCACGAAGACTGAGCGTTCTGATTATAGTGCTATTACTACTTGGGGTATCTTTACACCTGTTGAAGGAGAAGGAGATGCCATCATCTTGCTTGATGCCGAAAAAGGCAGATGGGACTTTCCAGAGCTTAAACAAAAAGCACAAGAACTGTGCGAGGCATATGATCCTGACATGATTTTGATAGAGCAAAAAGCTAGTGGCACACCATTAACACAAGAACTAAGACGTATGGGAATACCCGTAACTCCGTTCACACCAAGTAAAGGTGCAGATAAGTTTGCAAGAATGAACGCTTGTGCGCCTGTGTTTGAAAGTGGTATGGTTTGGAGACCAGATGCTAATTTTGCAGAGGAGGTTGTTGAGGAGTGTGCCAGTTTTCCTCATGGAGATTTTGATGACTTGGCAGATTCGATGACACAGGCTATACTAAGATTTAGACAGGGTGGTTTCATAACTACTCCTGATGACGATGAACAAGAACCAGTTTATAGAAGAAAAATGGAGTATTACTAATGTCAGATAAAGTTACCAAAAATATTAGAAAGGCACTGTCAAAGACAGATGCTGATAAATTAGCTAAAGCTATAAGAGATATAAAACCACCAATGTCAAACGGCATTGATGAAGCCATGATGAAAACTTTAGCAGCCATGATGAACAGAAAAGAAATGGGTGGTGAAGTTATTGATATGACTAAATCACAAGATGTCAGCATGATGGATGAAGGTGGATCAGCTATTTCTGATGCAGATAGAAAAAAAGTTAAAAAAATATTGAAGAAAAAAGATGATAACAAAACTGGATTTCCATTTATTACACCTGGTCAGAAAAAAATGTTAGATAAGCAATCTGGTAAAGGAAAGCCTATGGAAGCTGCAATGGGTGGACCTGTAAAGAAAATGAACATGGGTGGTGTTGTGCCAGGTCGTGGTGGTAGTTTTAAAGGTATAAGATAATGTCATTAAAGTCTCCCGATCCCCTTGGTGATTTAAGAAGAAAAGAAGATGCCGCAGTTTTAAGAAAGCTTAAAAAAACTGGTAAAGCCAAGAAGATTAGAACAAAGCCAATTAAGATGACTATACAAAGTGCAAGCATAACCAATCCAAGAGGTATGAGCATAGAAAAAAATATGATCATGCCTAAAATGGCAAAAGAAGGAGGTCTTATGACACAAGGTAATTTACGAGATGCAATAGAAAAAGTAAAAGCCAAGGGCATGGAAGGTGGTGGAAAAGCAGTACCACCAAAGTTTAAAGGATTTTCCAAACTACCTGAGTCTGTACAGCAACAAATGAATCCAGATCTAGCTGAAAAGTTTGGTATGGGTGGTGATGTCAAAGGCAAAAAAAGTGGCAATATATGTCGTGGTAGAGGTATAGCAAGAGCAGGCACAGGATTTACAGTAAGGTAAGGTTATGGCTATTGAAAAGGTAGACGGAGTAGAGAATTTAGATGCACCTAAAGGTGTTACATCTATTGAGATAGAAGAAGCACCTATTGCAGATAACATCACAGAGATGGATGATGGTTCTGTTGTTATTGGTGAAGTAGAAGAAGAGGTTGCTCCAATACAAGTCCCTTTTAATGCAAACCTTGCAGAGTTCATTGATGAGGCTGAACTTGGTCGTATATCATCTGAAATGGTAGCAGAGGTACAAGAAGATATTAACTCTCGTAAAGAGTGGGAAGATCAATATAAAGGTGGCTTAGAATTACTTGGTATGAACTATGAAGACAGAGCAGAGCCTTTTGAAGGTGCTTCTGGCATAGTTCATCCTTTACTTGCTGAATCTGTTACACAGTTTCAAGCACAGGCTTATAGAGAATTACTACCTGCTGGAGGTCCTGTCAAGACAGCCATTATTGGACAAGAAACTCCTGAAGTATTAGCACAGGCTGAACGTGTTAAAAATTTTATGAATTATCAAATAACCTACGAGATGGAAGAGTATGATCCAGAGTTAGATCAGATGTTATTCTACCTTCCAATCGTTGGATCATCATTTAAAAAAGTTTATTTTGACCCATCATTGCAACGAGCAGTGTCTAAGTTTGTTCATGCAGAGGACTTAATTGTTCCTTACAATGCAACAGACCTAAAGACATCAACGAGGATATGTCATGTTATTCGCATGGACTCGAATGAGATAAGAAAGTTGCAATTATCTGGGTTTTACAAAGATATTGAGTTACCTACATCTGATTCCGATGGAGCAGATTACAATGAGGTAAGAGAAACAATTAAAGATATTGAAGGCATTCATTCAGAGTCAACTTACAACGAAGAATTAACATTATACGAAATACACACCGATTTAGATTTGCCAGGTTTTGAAGACATGAATCAGACAGGCGAAGCTACTGGATTGAAAATGCCTTATATCGTTACAATCTTGGAGAAATCTGGTGAAGTATTATCGATCAAAAGGAATTTCAACGAAGCCGATCCGTTACGTAGTAAAATACCTTACTTTGTACACTATAAGTTCTTGCCTGGTCTTGGCTTTTATGGCTTTGGTCTTACGCATATGATAGGAGGCTTATCAAGAGCCTCAACATCAATACTTAGACAATTAATAGATGCAGGAACATTATCAAATCTACCTGCTGGATTTAAAGCTAGAGGAGCTAGAATAAGAGATGATGAAACACCTCTTAATCCTGGTGAATTTAGAGATGTAGATATGGTTGGTATGGACTTACGTCAAGCTATTATGCCATTACCATTTAAAGAGCCATCACAAACTTTATACTCTCTTCTTGGGACATTAATAGATTCAGGAAGACGTTTTGCATCTATGGCTGACATGAAAGTTGGTGAGATGCAGGGCAATGCTCCAGTAGGTACAACTATGGCTAT